GTCAAGAACTTTAAAGAAGGTATGAGCGAGTCCGAGTTTGGGTTTCTTATGCTCGAAGATTGTATTGTAGCAGTCATGACAGAAGACGAGCGATTTCTTGCATCTGATGTGAGCAACAAAGAATTGAATGACTTTATCAACTCAATGACAAATGCTCAGTTTGAAAAAGTAGGAGAGTTCTTGAGAACTGTTCCTGTAATGAAAAAAGAAGTTGAGTTTACATGTGCGTCCTGTCAGCACGAAAATACAATTACGCTAGAAGGACTCCAAGATTTTTTTTAGTATGCCTCTCACATGATACATTGGTCAATCACTTTAAGACCAACTTCGCGTTGATGCAACACTTTAATTATTCATTGTATGATATAGAGACAATGATGCCGTGGGAAAGAGAGATATACTTAGTATTATTACAAGAATATCTTAAAGAACGAGAAGAAGAAGCCAGAAGACAAGAAATGGGATAACCAATGGCCGAAGCAACAATAGGACATCTAATCGAAGAATTGAAAATGTCTACTCAGGCGCAGATAAACTTTGCGGGCGAAGATACACGGGAAGTTGTTAATTCTGTTAATAATCTAACCGATGTCTTCACTGATTACTTCAAGATATTGAAAGGTCAAGAAGGCGATAAACTCGAAAAAGAGCGTGAAGAGAAGAAGCCAAAGGCCGCTGCCGCAGAACTTCCTAACTTTGGTTCCATGGTTAAAGACGCAGGTGGTTTTGGCTTTCTTGGTATTGTCGGTGCTATTGGCGCGGCACTTGCTGGACTTGCTGTAGGCTTTCTTGATGGTATTCGTGATACTTTCAAACTCATTACACCTACATTCATAAAGAAATTATTTAGAAGTAAAGTATTTCAACCAGTAATACGATTCTTCGATGCGTTTGGAGATATCTTCCGTAAAGCAGGAACCGGTCAAATACTGAAAGGTGACACTTTCAAGGTGTTTGGTAGATTTACTGCTACAATGCAGGATATTGCTACAGGGATTACTAAATTTCTTAAACCACTTGTAACAGCAAAAGATGCTGTGTTCAATGGTTTTGCTAGAATGGGAAACTTCTTCTCTTCATTAAAGCGACAGTTCAAATTATTCTTTTTAGCCAGTGGTGTTATTCGTTCTCAGATTAACAATCTGAAAAGTATATTTTCTATATTTGGTTCAACCGCACAAACAGGCGGTAAGATTTTTCAAGGACTGTTCAGCGTAATTAAACCATTCTTTGGTATATTTGCAAGATTAGGTAAATTTCTTGGCGGTCCAATTACAGTTGCTATATTCGGTATCATTGATTCTTTCATGGGAGCATTTCAAGGCTTCAAAGAAGAAGGGTTTCTTGGCGGCATTCTTGGCGCAATTGGTGGTCTTGCTCGTGGTATTATCGGTATGCCTCTTGACTTGTTGAAAAGTGGTATAAGTTTCATTGCAGGCAAACTTGGATTTGAGAACTTCTCGAATATGCTTGACAGTTTCTCATTCAGTGATATGATTTTTGGTATGTTTATGAAAGTTGCGAACATAGGCAACGAAATCATCAGTAATCTGTTTGGTGGATTTGAAGATGGTTTTGGCGCTGGTATGAAACAGATGCTCAAAACATTGATGATTTATGTTAAGAGAATGTTGTTGTTTCCTGTTGCAATACTGGCTGGTGGTGTTGCGGCACTTGCGGCTGCATTGCCTGGCGGTAAGAGTCCGCTAGAAGCCTTCAAAGAAACGTTTAGTAAAGTTATTACAGTGGGTGAAGGTTCTGCCCCTACAGCAGTACCTAGTGAACAGACATCTGGCGGCGGCGAAGAAGGTGAAGTGCCTCAGACGAAAAGAAAAAGAGTTAGTCCACTAGAGTTCAACAAAGCGAGAATTGAACGACTAGAAAGAATGTCACAAAAAGGTGACCTTTCTTCAAGACAAGCAGACGAACTTGAGAGAAGAAGAAAAGAAGTCGAGAGAATGGAAAAACAGCAGACTGGTGGTATGACTGCTGTGAATGCTCCTACAACAAACAACAATACTACGACCAACAACAATACAACCGCATCAGGTTCTTCGTCAGCAACAGACCGCAAAGCACCCGAAGGATAAAAAAAAGGAAGACCGAAGTCTCCCTTTTCCCACATACAGTTTTCTTAGTTTCTAATAGGACATCGTATGTGTCTCAACCTATTAGTCTTCGGCTGCCAACTTAGCAAAGTATGACAGCGTATCGTCATCGTCATCTGTCGATGCGATATTTGGCTGAGGTGCAGAAGCAATCACTTCTGGTTCAGCAGTCTTCAGAGGAGCGGACTCAGCAGACTGAGATACTGCTTCGTTCTTCATAGTAGAACCAGCACCAGTTGCAGAACCTAGAACCGTCTCAAGACGGGCTTTCAATTCTTCGTAAGACTTGTATGAAGAGATATCAGTAAACTCATTCACATCATGAAGTTGATTGTAAGTTGCTTCGAGTTTTGTCTCATCAGCATCGAACAATGATGTCTGTGCTTTGAACTCAGACTTGTCATAGTTACGATAGCCAGCAACATTACGAATCTTCAGTTGGAAGTTTGCACCAGCCCAGAAGTCGAACGGATTGATAGGCTCTTCACCAGGAAACTCGGGTTGCATTTTATCCATAATCTTGTCAAAGATTTTTTTACCGAAGTCATAAAGAAAGACTTTACCTTCGTTAGCAGGATTAGCAGGGTCGCTTACGACAAGGATGTTAGCAACATAATGCAAACGGCGCTTCTGTGTGCGGGCTACATCTTTGTCGCTTTCTACACCAGAGTTCCACAAACGAGAGTTGTATTCAGACACAGGGTCATTCTCGTTCAGTGTTGTGCGAGACTTTTCAATATACCATTGACCAGTCGGACCTTTGAAGAAGTGGTCAAAGTAACGGATCCAAGGAAGTTCTTGACCTTCAGCGGCAGGCAGAAAGCGAACCTCTGCATAGCCATTCCCAGACTCATCAACAGATGGCTTCCAGAAACGAGGGTCATCATACTTGTTTTCGGTTTTCTTGGTACCAGAAACTTCTTGTGCGGCTGACACCAGTTTACTGATATCAGAACCACGATTAGATTTTAGATTTGCAAAAGACATTTGTATTTCTCCGTATATTTGCGTTTCGTATATTTTTGTATTGTATCACAACATGATATATTAGTCAAGAGGTAATGTGTTACCTTTAGGCAAGAAGTTTAAATTCATTGCCTCTGCTTCAATCCGCTCTTTGATATTGAGCGAAATGAATTTCTTTACGTCTTCCAACTCTATGCTATTCTCATCACAGAGATGGACGACAGCATCCATATAAGTTAGACCCTTAGTTCTAACAGTAGTCTCAATCATTTTTGTAAACTTCTTCTTAGATAGAAAATTATTCTGTGAACTATCCATCATACAATTGCATCAAAAGTTTGTAGACTATTTAGTCGAAAACTACGCCAACCTTCTACGTCAAGGTCATAGACACGAACAGTTTCTTTCTTCTCGTTAGCAACAACCTGAGTAGGTTTTTGTTCTTCGGGAATGAACTTGTCATTCAGTGTTGCCCGCATATTACGAACTTGACCATCTTTCAATTTAACGAAAGAAAGTTTCACAATACCCTCACGCAATGTTTGGGTTACATTATCATAATCAAAATTAGTTCCAGTCATCATCAAACCTCGTTGTTTGTCGGTATGTATCACCGAAGTGTTCATTAGCGTATTTAGCCTCATCAGACCAATACAATTCTTCACGATAGTCTTCGTCATAGTTGCCTTCGAACAGGTCTTCAGCAACTTTCTTTTTACGGCGGTCAATCATCATGCACACTCCTTCCACCAATCAGGGCTTTCACGATTTGTCCATTTAGCAAATGAACGTTTCTCATTCAAGTAGTAGAAGCGATATGCATCTACTGGGTCTTCGCGTTTGCAATAGTCAGGCATTGCTTGAGCGAATTTGGTCAATCCCACTTTGGGGATTTTCTTAGGTATGTTGAGTAGTATATCAGATAAACGAGTATCTGTCAAGTGATATTTTCCATATCTACGAGTATATTCTTTGCAACACTCACGGAAGTGACGATACAACCAGAAGTAGTTCTCGTCGGACTCACGCACCCAAATGTTTGACGGATGGTTGACATGAGATGCTTTGTAGAGAAAACCATGATAATCAGGATGCGCCCAACGTTTGATTTTGCGACCATTCGCGGTCTTGTCGATATACAAAGCACCATCAAGCACACGGTGTGCGGTTGACATCAGTTGAGCATACTCAACAATCATCTTGACAATATGCTTGTCGCACATCGCCTGGGCTGCCTTGATAGGGTCATTGTCTAAGTGGAAAATATTCATGCCAAACTCTCAATCTCTGTCAATAAATCAGCGACTTCTTGAAAGGTCAAGTGACCAATCACATCATCAGCGATAGTTGTATTGTAACACAACTCTCCGTTGATGTCAAGCACTGCCACTTCGAAAAGTCCATCAGTGTTGCCATACGAACTCTGATTACAAATCACAGATGCACCATACCCATTATCAAAAGTATATATTTTCTGATATTGATTACGTTTCCGTATCGATACATGTGATACATTACGCTCCGACTGCATTGTAGTAACCCTCCGCTTTGACACGAAACTTCGGTTCGTTTTCAAGTTGTGACACAACATAAAGTTCAGAACCAGTAAACCACGCACACGCATCACGCATGTCATTCAGTTCGTTTACAGGAATAACTGTATCGATGGGCATCTTCCAGTTATCCATACCATCGGTAAGAACATCAAACTTCTCTTTGAGAACATCAAGACGTTCCTGTGTTGCAAATGTAAGTAATGCCATTATATCGCCACCTTTACCATCTTCTCGAAGTTCTCCAGAGGAATGTCAATCTCCCAATCGTAGTAACCTTCAATGACACAATAGTCACGGCGGTCACTGCCAGGCCCATCTAGAATGCCTTTCAGAGTGACAATCTTCTCTACTTGTTTGCGTGTCTTCAAGCAGAGACCCTCAACGATAAACTGTTTTCCAACCATGTTATAAAATTTACTCATAATAAAGTTCCTCTCTCAATCTGTATTACCATTATTACATACTTCTTCGAAAATGTCAAGCAAAAACTTTTCATTATTCGAAAGATAATCTTCGTAGGATAGAACAGCGTCTTTGTAACCTTCACGCTCCTCACAGTTTCTTAAATACATTTTGTGACAAAATTCATCAAACGTTATCATCAGCAAATCCTTTCTTTATTGCTTCCCAGTTTTCAACGCATATCTCACCGATACAATACCTCTCATAATATGTCCACAGTAAACTATGCATTAGTTCACCTCACGGAATTGATATAGGAACATCTCTGCATCACGCAAATGCATGAACCCTTCGATATACGTTTCTTGTTGAAACGGATATACCTTGACTTCATACAGACCGTCTTTAGTCTGACCCAAAAATTCTGCCATAGTTTCAGTATGCATCGTTCATATCCTCTCCAAATTCTTCAATCAAAGCATCGTGTTCAGGCGTTCCTGCATAATACTCACAGAAACTATCGACACAGTGACCACTGATATCGTTGTCTTCACCACAGTAATCACACTGTCCATAATCAAATTCATCCATAATCATTTCCTCTCTCTTGACTATATCTTAATATACCACATAAATAATCTTTTGTCAAGTCTTTTTTTAACTTTTTTTTAATATAAATAACAATATGACAGACGAAATATTCGATTTTGGATTTACAATTGTAGATGAAGCTGAACTAGACGCAGTTCAAGCGGCTCAACAAAGTGTTGCGGCTGTCTCTACATCTGTAGATGAAACAAAAGAAAAACTAGATAAACTCTATAATGCGATACAACCATTATTGAATAATCTAAAAGCCAATCCTGATAAAGACTATATTCTTTGGCCGAATCGTCTTGAGAAAGTAGAGTCTTTTGAAGACTTCATTCAAGACATTTATACAGGTAAGAAATAATGTATCTATTTCCTCAGCCCAGAGAATTTGTAGAAAAGGGTGTTCTCAGTAAGTATATTCATGGTGAGAGTATTACCGAGTTTACAGAAGAACTCAGTGCGGCTATGGGCAGAAGAAGTTTTGAAGAGTGGGTATCATTGCTATCATATGGTGGTCAAGTAGCCGCACATATTACTTGTTCTAAGTATGAGAACATACTTGTCTGCACGAGTTATGATAATTCCAAATCAACTGTTATAACAGACAAGAATGACAACTACAACATATCAAGCGATGCGGGAACTCATATGTTTCCTATAGTCTGGAAACGTATGGAGTGTGCAGGTAACGTATATGTTACTAAGCCTTCTGTTACTAGTTCTATATTTGAAAAAGGATATGAAGCACTTGGCGTAAAAACTCTTCGAGTAGACGATTACTATCATATAGACCATCCAAGACCTTATAACATAATCAATGCTCCCGTGGCTAAGTTTGATGCTGTTATCTTGCTGACACCTAAAAAGATTAATCCTAATAACAATAAATTCAAAATTGAAGAGATTAAAAAAGATTTTGCTAGATACTGTAAAGAAGATTTCGATATCATTACATTATTCGAGCCAGATTATAATACACAAATTGTAGGAAGTAAAAAGAAAAAAACCAGTGATGTTATTCAATTTACTTCTGCACAAATTAACCCAAACAATTATGAAGATAAATATAGAGAAATTAAATATGATGTGACAGGCAAGCGTCATGTCGTTCAATCGATAGGATATTTTAATCTTCAGAGATTTTACAATAAAGTTGTAAATCAATTTAGGATTTTTTAAGCATGACAGATACATCAAGACAAGTTATTGAAGAAATTATAAGTTCTACTGACTCATCGTTCTCAACGCGAAATCGTGTTTTGGGTAACACCGAAATGAAAAATATTTCAATCAACATATTTCGGACATTAAAAAATCATGCAGTGCTTTATGGAAAAGACTATTCTTATTTCGAAGCGGTGAATGTCTGGGGCTCGTTTATGCATGTTGCTCATGGTGTGTTAATGAGAAACATGATGAAACTCAGAGGTCGTAGAAACGTTTTGTATG